TAGTGCGGCAAACAAAGAGCTAATTACATTAGCTGAAAAAATACAGGAGGGATTTGATTCTAAACAAAAGATAGTTGAAAAAACCAAGGAGGTTCATGTTGAGACTCCTACTAAAGCATTCGGCAAAAACAATAGACTGAGCGAGTTGTGATGGCTAAAAAAGCAAAATCTGAAGATGTAATCGATACTGGTGATATTGGCATGGCCGCGATTCGTAAGAAGTATGGAGATATCGTTAGATCAGGAACTGAACTGTTTGATGAAAAAAGTAATAAGGTATGTGTAAGCGTAAGTCCGTCATATGATCTTGGTCTTAATGGCGGTCTACTAGAAGGAAGCTGGACTGTAATATCTGGAATTCCTAAGTGCGGGAAATCTTCCCTAACACTCCAGATCATAGCCAATGCTCAAAAAACTGGACGCAGGGGGGTATATGCCGATGCTGAAAGCAGAGTCAAGGCCTACAATCTTAGTGGAACTCATGATTTAAACCAAAGTGAAATTGAGATCATTTCCGGTAAAGATGAAGACCTATCAGCAGAAGACATTCTAAATACTGTTAATGCTATGATACGTATGCCTAAAAATAAAGGGTGCGTATGTGTAATTGATTCGACCTCTTCATTATTACCACGGGATGAAATGGATGCAGAAGTATCCTCTAAGCTTAGAGCACAACTCCCAAAGATGTTATCTCATTGGGTAAAACAAAATGCTCAGGTTGTTGTTCGTAATGATATCGTTATGATCCTTATTACCCACTATATCACCAATACAAGTGGATATGGTAAGCACAAACTGGCTGATTGTGGTGTGATGGTGCAATATCAGGCTGATAATAGGCTTGATTTTACTCATGTAGAACCGTGGGAAGAAGGCGGTAAAAAGATAGGCCAGAAGACTATTTGTGATATAAGTTGCTCTGCTATGGGTGCGTCTGGCAACTCTGTAACGTCGTATCTGCGATTTGGCCATGGTATTGATTTTACTAAGGAGTTTATTGAGCTAGGCGAGTCTTTTGGTTTAATCGAGAAGGCTGGAGCGTGGTTCACTCTACCATACCTTGCAGGTACGCCAGAGTTTGCTGAAGACGCAGTTAAGAAATTCCAAGGTCAGCAAAAAGTATATGACTTTATTTCATCCACCCCGCTAGCAAGTGAAATCCTAAAGAAGGAGATAACCATATTGCTCTCGTAGTCATGGATTTAAATGGTAAGATGCATAGACTGGTGTTAACCAGCCATAATGAAAGATCAGATAGGGATAAGTCGCAGCCACATTCTAAAGCCCTTTCTCTTTTACTGGAAATTTTCCCAGATACTCCAGTGTTTGAGGAAATGACTATCCCCGGCAATAACCACAGGATGTATCTTGACATCTTCTTACCTAAGATACCTTTAGCCGTGGAAGTCCACGGCCAGCAACACTATAAGTTTACACCATTCTTCCACAAGAGCAAGGCCGAGTTTCTGATATCTTGCAGAAGAGATAGAGATAAGCAGGAATGGTGTAGGATAAATTTAATCCCTATGGCTATTCTGCCATACGATCAGGAGCATACATGGTCGAACTTAATAAGTTTAGCGATATCTCCGGGCTTGACGATCTAATATCATTCATTGATAGATATTGTCTAGAGTTTATGACTCCGGACTGTCAATTTGATGCTATAGTCCAGACCGTACTAGATATGTCTCACGATGAATTAGTGAGATTGTCGGCAGATAGTTCTTCTGCATATGCTTTTAAGATGCATGCATATTGTATCTTTCTAAGGAAGGATATGGATAAGGCTTCAGCAAAGTTACTGTGGTGCGAAGAGATCCTAAATAAAATAATTAGTAAGCACTGGAAAGAGCATTCCGAATATATGAAGTATGAAGTTAAGCGTCACGCAATAATATCTGAGGATACGTTCGCAGTAAAAGTAGAAAAGATGAGGGTATATTTATCCGGAGCTATCATTCAGGTAGAGCGCAAGTTGGATCATGTGAAGCGTATGGCAGATATTTTACAAGATATTGGAAAGAGAAAAAGCTATGATCGATAAGCTGGCCAAGGCAATTGAAGATAGAAATTGGACTGGAGTAATGGAGTTTTATGCCGACTTGGTCGGCAAGGCAGGTGTATGGACCACAGTAGCCCCAATAGATCCTCCGATTACTCCTAGGCCAAGACCTCCTTTGTTACCCACAACTAAAATGGGCAATTTAGACTTCTCCATGAAGAAAGAGGTTGTCACTAAGACTAAGGAAGGGAGAGCAGCTAAAGTTGTAACAACTCTTGTAAAAAAGAAGGGGGGGAAACCAAAACAAAAGGCGGTAGCCTCCTCTAATAAATTTGAAGAACTTGTAGCGGTATTGCCAACAGCTCCAGAGATTGGTAGCGACAAAATTAATGACAATATTCCACTTACTCCTAGAAACAGAAAGCCGTTTAAACTATCTAAGGTTAAGTGTTTAGCATGTAAGCAAATAGTCGAGGTACATCCAGTACATATTAGAGATATAGATTCATTTAGATGTGATAATTGTTTTGGTAAGCCAATTGAGGAGTAATTGTGGAACTTACGAATGTTGCTTCAGAGAGGGCTGTTCTAGCTGGTATCTGTACTTATGGAATTGATTGTTATTTAGATGTTGAAGCATTTTTAGAAGAAGGAACATTCACTGTAGATTTTAACAAGGTACTATACAAGTGTATAACTCACATTGTACATAAGGTAAATAAGATTGATTTTGTGTCACTCCTATCAGCAGCGACCGATATATCTCTTGGTGAGTATGTTAATAAGCCAGACGTTCTTAAACATATACATGGGATTTTAGCAACTCCAATCGACGTGAGTAGCGTAGCTTCTCACGCCAAGAAAATCCGTAGGCTTCAGTTCGCCAGAACCCTTCAAGAATCCATTAAGGACTCGTACCGAGCCTTAGAGGCAGTTACAGGTGAAGAAAATATCAGCCAGATTGTGGACCTCGTAGAGGTCCCGATCCAAAATGCTTCCGTCGCATATCTTAAGAAGGATGACGCTAAGCCTAAGCTGCTAGGTGAAGATGGTGATGCTTATTTCGATCATCTAATGTCAGATGAAATTAAGCAAATCGGGATACCTAGTGGATATCCGAGTTGGGATATTGCTATCGGCGGCGGATTATTGCGGGGTTGTGTTGACTTGGTTGGTGCCCGTACAAAGATGGGCAAGAGCGTTTATTGCGATAATGTCGCATTATATGTATCTAAGTTAGGAATTCCTGTACTTGTTCTAGACACAGAGATGTCACAAGAAGATCATTGGAATAGAGTATGGGCAAACATATCTGGTATAGATATAAATAATATCAAACTTGCAGACTTTAAGTCAGATGTGAGAAAGATAGAATTAGTAAAAGAAGCTAAAAACTTACTAAAAAATATACCATATTATTACAAACAAGTTTATGGTAAAGGTTTTGATGAGATTCTCTCTATAGCAAGAAGATGGATCTTAAAAGAGGTCGGGATAGGCCCGAATGGTAGGACTAATGATTGTTTAATCATATACGATTATTTCAAATTGATGGACCCGTCTAGTATTTCTGATAATATGGCAGAACACCAAGCGATGGGTTTTCAAGCAACGAAATTGCATAACTTCGCCGTAGAATTTGATTGCTCAGTTTTATCATTCGTGCAGCTTAATCGTGACGGTATTACTAAAGAATCAGCCGATGTGATTTCCCAATCAGACCGTATTGGGTGGCTTTGCACATCTTTTACAATTTTAAAGGAAAAATCAGTAGAGGAAATTGCAGATGACGGGCCAAAAAATGGCAATAGGAAGCTGGTTCCAGTCCTGTCCCGACATGGCCCCGGCATGGATGACGGTGGCTATATTTGTCTCAATATGATCGGAGAGCTAGCAAGGATAACAGAAATTGGCACGGTTAGAAACCTTTCAAGATCTAGAGACTTCCCGGAAAGAAATGGAGAAGCTGAAGTCGAAACTGAAGACTAAAATACAGGATATACTTGATTTTTTTTCAGTTAAGAGTTATAAATCAGGCATGTTATTAGTATCTAATTGTCCTGTCCACTCTGGCGACAATGTTACAGCATTTAATATCAATGTTGGGAATACTGAATTTCGGGGTAGATGGTTTTGTAATACGCATGGCTGTCATAAAGAATATGGTGGTGACGTACTAGGACTTATACATGGTCTAATGTCTTCCTCGGCTAAAACCGGGGTAAGTTTTACAGATGTGCTGAATTTAGCACATACATTTTGTGGAACAGAAACTTTTGATTATCTGTCAGATGCATTTACTGATATACTCCTGAGAGATATACAGAAGCAAGAAGTTGGGGACAGTAGGCAGGAGGTTAGAAATAAGCTGATTAGACCTGCTAGATTTTATCTAGACAGGGGTTTTTCAGAAGAGATTCTCGACATCTTTGACGTGGGGGTCTGTAAAGATCCCCACGAAGAAATGTAGAACAGGGTGGTCTTCCCGATATATGAATCAACCGGAAAGATCTGTGTAGGAAGTGTAGGCAGAACTATCGTCGGATCAACAGTAAAATGGAAGAATCAGAAGGGATTTCATAAGTCAGAATACCTATATGGCTACTGGAATGCATTCCAGTCTATATGCCAAATCGGGAAAATCATTTTAGTCGAAGGACAAGGCGACGTACTTCGCTTTTTTCAAGCCGGGATTAAAAACGTTATTGGAATTTTTGGCTCTAAACTTTCTGATTCTCAAGAATTATTGCTACAAAAAACTGGATGTATGAGCATAATAACTGTGTTCGACAAAGACGATGCTGGGAACAAATGTCGCTTAGATTGTGATCGCTTAAAAAGGCTTTTTAATGTGCGACATGTTATGCCGCAAGCCGATGATGTCGGTGAAATGAGTGTTGAACAAATTAACGATATGAAAGATTTACTATGACCCAGATAATTAGTATTGCGGGTAGCAAATTAAGTGGCAAGACCACCGCCTCTAACTTCTTGCATGGACATGTGCTCAAGTTAAATGAAGTTATACGGCATTATGATATCTTACATGATGGTAAGCTACAAGTCAACACCCAATATATCAAAGACGGAGAAGTTAAAGACGATATGGGCGAGCTTGATTTGACCAGAACTGATGACCTGTTCACAGGCTATGCTAGTGAAAAGATTTGGCCATATATAAAAATGTACAATTTTGCTGAGGCACTCAAGGAGATCTGCGGCTCTTTATTCGGACTTACTCACGAGCAATTGCATGGAACCCAGAAGAATAGCCTGACAAAGTTACGCTGGGAGAATATGCCCGGAGTAGTCACTCCGGGTAAAGCCACAAAATTATCTCTTAATGAAAATCAATTAATAGAGTGTGGGCTGCTACTGCACGAAGCGGGCAGTATGACCGCTCGTGAAGTCTTGCAATTTGTGGGTACTGAAATCTTCCGGCGTATGTATGAGCCAGTATGGGTCAACCTCTTGATTAATAGGATCAAGGAAGAATCTCCTATGATTGCGGTGATTGCTGATTGTAGATTTGACAACGAAGCACAGGGTGTCAAGGACGCTGGAGGTACAGTCGTTAAACTCACTAGACAGACTGAGGTCGATAATCATCAATCTGAAAGAGGATTTGATAAGTTTGATGACTTTGATAAGGTTGTCGATAATAAAAATATGTCAATCAAAGAATGCAATCAAGCTATTCTGGAATTTTTAATCCAAAAAGGTATTAGCGAACTAGTTAATAAGGAGGAATAAATGACAAATCAAGTACAGACGAACGACCAAGATCAGGGGGCGCGAACAGCGTCCCTACCACCCCAAAAAAGTAAGTTGAGCGTTCCCCTGCATATTTTTGTTAGGCGATTATTGCGATTTGCGATTAATTGCTTTTGCGTTAATGAGTCCGTGATTAGTTCGGATCTTAAGGTTGTGAATATGATTCTTGCGAAGGAACCACAATTTGTTACCGCAACGATAAAGCAAAAAAAACAATTAGATGGAAGCTATTCAGAAACCTTTGTATATCACTTATCTAAACATGTCTTCTTCATCAGTTTTTTTACCAATCGAGTATGTCAGTATTTCAGTAAACGACCCATCTGCGGCAGTGGTGCGGTTAGTGCTGACTGAGATCAAGATCCAATTAGACTGAAGTAGTAAATTAACTCGATCAATGTCTGACGTATGTTCAATTTTTGTATGTTGTATTTTGTTCATTGAGAAAGCCCTAGGAGAAAACATGACTACAGAGAAGACAGAATGTGTTTCGCATAACGCTCCCGATCAGCAGGTTGTCGCAAGCGACAACGAACCCCAACCGACTTCCTACGACAACTCTGCTGCATCGAGTTGTTCGTTTTCGTCGCGACCACAAACGCCAAAAGGTGGTGGCAAATTGGTTTTACGAATGCTTAATCGTTTGGAAGAAAAATATCCCGATAAAGCTGAGCAATTTCGTCTTAGAGTTGGACATGATGATTGGCCAGACATTCGTATTTTGTTTGATGCGTCAATGTTTCTTATTCGTGTAGCTTCGTACTGAGTAAGTTTTTAATTTCGCTGATATCTCGCTGAATTGTATCAACGTCAGATTGAATCGTACTAACGTCAGATGAAGAATCACATCGTTTAGTCACGGTGATAAGTTCATCAAGTTTGTCCATAAATATTCTGAATTGATCATCAGTCATTCATAAAATCCTTAGAAAGGAAAATGCAAAAATGAACTCCTTGAAAACGAACGACCAAGTTAACCCGGACGCCGCGAGCGATGTTCCACTTCAAAAGCCTAATTCGGCGTCTCTGGTTCAATTGCTTGTTCGTTTTCTGCGATTCATTCAGCCTGTTTGGCCGGTTCTTGGATTGGGTCTGGCTCAGCTTTTGGCTGTGGGATTGCTTTCAGTATTTCTTGGATTTGCTCTTCCCTTAGTTCTAAAACCTGCGGTTGAGTTTCTCATGAGTTTGTTACCCAATCGGTAAGGTAAGCGGTCGCTATCGCGAGATTAAATCCTTGTCACGGTCGGGTAGGCTAGCAAGGCCGACTGTATGGTATTTTTGATCAGACATTTAGGAGAAACTTATGAGTGAAACCTTGAAAACGAACAAACAGCCTAGCAATGGTATTGGATTTATTGGATTATTGACGACCCTATTCATAGGATTAAAATTGACTAATTATATCAATTGGTCTTGGTGGTGGGTGCTAGCTCCGCTTTGGGCTCCGCTGGCACTTGTGGTAGGCTTATTGGCTATTTTAGGCACTGTATTTATAATGATTGATAAAGGGCCGAAGGCATGATTGTTACCTATCTAAGATCATCGTCGATTGGAACATACGCTATGTGTCCTATGAAGTACTATTGTACTTATGTTCTCGGTATGAAAGATAAGGATAATGGTAAGGCAATTATTGGGTCAGTGGTTCATAAAAATTTAGAATTGCTCGGTAGATATAAGCTTGCGATGCAGGCAAAGAAACATAGTTTTGTAGATGAAGAATTTGGAAAGATTACTTTTAAGCAAGTATCTATAGAATACTTTAACGACTTATCGCATAAGTATTATGAAGATGCCTTTCCGGGAATAATGCCAGCTAACTCTAAGAAGATAGCACTGCAATGGACTCATCTTGCATTGACTAGGCTTGATGGTGAGATGGACCCCCGTAATCAAGATATACATGCTGTAGAGGAGTTCTTTGAAGTAGAGGTCCCTCATGAATGGGCTGACTACGAATACTTGGTCGGAGACCAAGTTATTAAAGGTAGATTAGGACTAAAGGGCACAGTCGATCTTATAACCAGAGAAGGTGAATTTCATTTTCATATACAAGATTATAAAACGGGCCGTAGATATGATTGGGCAAAAGAGCAGGTAAAAGAATATAAAGACTTAGCTGAGGATAAACAACTATATTTATATTATTATGCACTGCGACTAAAGTATCCTG